CGGATGGGGATGAACTGGCCGCCATTCATGCTGTAGGGGTTGGTGTACCACCCCAGGATGGCGCCCGCGCTGAAGGTGAGCTGCTGCGGGTTGGCCGCGTCGAGATTGAAGCGCACCAGCGGGTTGGACCCCGCCGTGAAGCACTTGTTGTAGATGTTCAGCAGCTCCTGGGAATTCACGTAAATCTCATCCGGGCTCAGCCGGTAGTTGTCCCAGAAGCTCTTGAGCATCAGATCGATTTCGACGATCGTGCCGCGGCTCGACGCCGTCAGTGGGGTGCCCGTGCCGGCCGTGCCGGTGGCCATGATCTTGCTGTAGGCCGTGAGGCTGTTCCAGGCCGCATACAGCAGCCCGTCAAACGCCAGCGAGGCATTGTTCGAGCGATCGTTGGCGGCGTCGGCTGAAATCGCCGAGTAGGCCTGCCCGGTGCCCAGCAGCGGCGTGGACAAGGAAGCCGAATTGATCGTAGTGATCAACTCCAACTTCTCCGAGGCGGCCGCGCCGATGTACCAGGCGTAAGCCACCGCGCCCTTGATGGCCGTGGTGCTCATGAACAGGGTCTGGCCCAGGGTTACCGCCTGGGTCGCGTTGGCCGAGATCTTGGACGAGCCGCCATTCAGCGAGTAAGTCGCCGCATCCAGACCGGTCATTGTGACATTGCGCTTGATGCCGCCGGCAATGGTGGCCATCTGGAAACCCTCGAAGGTCAGGGCCACGCAATAGACGCTGTAGGTGAGGGTAGGCAGGGTGCCGCCAGAGCCGGAGGCCGACAGGGTCGGCGTGGCCGGAGTGCCCAGCGCCACCGAGCGATTGCCCCCCAGGATGGCAAACTCTTCTAGGATCATGGTCTGCTGGAGCAGGCGCAGGCCAGCGGTGGACAAAACATCCTCGAAGCCGGCACCGGCCGACTGCGCTTCAAAGGTCACATCGCTCTCCAGGCCGATCGTGACGTAGTTGGCGCTCTTCTGGCTGGTGTTGACCTGCATGCGGGGCGCCCGCTGGCCTTCCGGCACCCAGGCCATGGCCGGCAGGGTGCTGGCGCCGGCGATCGAATCCACCTGTACCCAGTTGGCCGCCACACCGGCACCCACCGCCAGGGTCTGGCGCGGGATGCGGTTCCGGATCGGCGTGATCACCGGGTAAAGGTTCTTCGCCGGTGCTTCCAGGTTGTAGGCCACCAGGTTATTCCCCAAGGTGACCGTGCCAGTGGCCTTGCGCAGATCGTCCAGGCTGGCGCCCGGTCCAAGTGCCCCGACGATCTTGCTGATGGCGTCCAGCGTGTCTCGGGTGACATCGCGGCCGTCGGCGTTCAATAGGCGGGTCATGCTGTTCGTATCTCCTTGACTAAAGGGCCGCGATCTCGGCCTCGAGCTGCTTGGCTTGCGCGGCATAATCGGCGCGCGCCGCCGGCTGCGGGTCAGTGGCTGCCAGCCGTTTCAACTCTGGCAAGTCCCGCTCCAGCTTCTTCCGTTTGGCGATCCGCGCTTCCTGGTCGCCATTGTTGTTGTTCTGCCCCTGGCCAGGCAGCGTCTTATCGCCGGCCGCGCGCATCGCGGGCCCGCCCGGCGCCGGCTGGCGCTCCAGGTTGGCAATCCGCCCGTCGAGCGTGGTCAGCACGCCCAACACTTTCGCCAGCTCCGGCTGCATGGCCTTGAGAATGTCGCCCGACAGGGCCGTCATCGCCACCGGATCGCCGCCACCGTAGGCTTTCAGCACCTTGTTGGCGGTATCGTCGCCGGCGTTGGCCAGCATCTTCGCCAGGGCCTGGATCACGCCGTGCATGGCATTGGCGTTGGCCGACTTGAACACGCGGCCGGCCTTGTGGATGGTGACCGCCTTCCAGTCCTTGCCGTCGAAGCGCTTGATCGCCCCCCCCGACTTGACCAGATCGCCGGCCTTTGCCGCCTGCATCACGGCATCAGTGCCATCCGGCGCAGCGTCGGCCTGGTCCTGGGTGGTCTCGTCGGCAGATGGCTCGTCATCCGGCGCGGCGTTGCCGGCCGCCTGCTGCACCAGTCGGATGGCGTTGGTGTACAGCTCGGCCTGATCCATCTCTCCCGCCAGTTCGGCATCGTTGCGGAGCTGCTGGAGCATGGCGACCGCCTTGGTCGGATCGGCCGCCTTGAGCAATTGGTTGAGTAATTCGGGATCCATCGAAAATCCTTTCCAAAGCAAAATTTGGGCGTCCGAGTTCTGGGGTCGATCCGCCAGGCTGATTTCCGTCATCTTCAGAGCCGTGATTACGCGCACCAACCGGCCGCCAACTTTCTTGAGCGTTGCCGAAATAGTTCGGCCGCCGATTGATAATCCCTTATAGACACCCTCCTTGACCTTTTTCCAGGCCTCGTCATCAACGATCCGGATCTTGACCCACAGTGGGTTGTCTACGGTCCGGCCGTCGACCTTGAACGACTTAAGCACCTTGGCTTCCAGCACTGTTCCAACCGCCTTGGACTGGTGCATCTCCCGCACGTTGCCCCACCGCATGTAGTCCGGCAGCGCGGCCGCGATCGCCTCCGGCGTGATCGAGTCGCTCTCGTACACCTGCCCCTGCCAGGTGCCCGGATCGCCATCCAGCGCCGGCGACGAAGCAATGGCTTCGATAATGTGCTGTTCGTTGTCAACCTTCAGCAGGTCAACCCACTGCGACCAACCTTTATGCAGCATCAGCTACCCCCGGCCGCTTCGATCTTGGCAGCCACGTTATCCAGCGCGCGGTTGAAATAGGCTTCGGTGTCCGGCGCCAGGTTGAGGACCACCTCTTGCGCCGTCTGCCAGCGCCCCTGGTGCATCCAAGCCTGCATTACTTCGTCCTGCACATAGGGCCCATAAGGCGTCGGGTTGCTTAGGCGGGCTTCGAAGTCTTCGCCCATCGGCCCAAATTCAGGCACGGCCGCATTCCAAGTTCGCCCCAGCGTCATCGTCCGGTCGTAGGTGCTGCCCGGCGGCTCATCCGGATAGGCCATCATGGGGCCCACCATATTGAGCAAGCTGGCTTCAGCCGCGTCATGCAGCTCCGGCTGGACAATGTCCGGCCACTCGTCTAGGGCCGCCAGCAGCGGCTCCAGGTTAGTGACTTCGATGGTGAACGCGTCGTCCATTGGTTGCCTTCCGCTGCAACGCCTTCAAGATGATCGCCTGCGCCAAAACGCGCTTGCCCTTACCCATCAGCCGCCGCACCCGGTCCAGTTCGGCCGGCGTGTAGAACACACCACGCACGTTCACCAGGCCGCGAGCATCAATCGGAAAGCCGTAGCCATGGCCATCCGCCGTGGGTTGGTCCCCCTCAGAATGTGATAGTGCGCCGCCCACAGGCCCGGCATAGCCACTACCCGCTTCCACCTGGGTTTGCGCTTCAAATACATGGGGAACATCCGTCACCGCGTCCATCGTTCACATCTCCTCCGGCCGTTTCACCACCGGACTGACACCGCACCGGCAATAGGGGTGCAGGCTGGGCAGGTGCTCTTCGTCGTCCAGGTCAAACTCCTGGCCATCCAATGGCGCGCAAATTAGGCACACCCGGTCATCATGGGCCGTGTGGAAGCGATAGCCCTTGACGACGTTGCTCGATTTCCACGCTTCGACATTGCCGGCGGCGAAGAGGTCCGTGGTTTCGGTCACCGCCGCCACATCCGGCCGTGGCCCATCCCACACCTGGCTCACCCGGTCAATCAGGTCCGGCATTGTTCCACCGGTGGAAATCCAATCGGCGATCACCTGCTGCGCCTGCTGCTGGCTGCTCTCGCTCGCTTTGTCGGCGAAAGCCTCGGCCCGCTGCTGGGCCAGCTTCAGCACCGCGTGGTTGACCTGGTCCCAATCCACGCCGATCCCGATCTGCCCCACCGCCTCCTGGGCCGCGGCCCGGGCCACGTCGTCATAGAACGGCAGCACCGCTTGCACCATCAGGTTTGGCTCAGCGTTAAAAGCGCTATCCACCGCCTGCCGCACGCCGGCCGCGCCGGTGGCTTCCGCGCCGGCGGCGTTGCTAATGACTGCTTTGATCCGCTGCGCTTGGGCGTCATACGCCTGGCGGAACACCCGCTGGGCGATACGCTCCCGACGCAACCGCTCAGCCCAATCCGGCTCCGGACCTTTGGCCGCCTTCGCCAACTTCGCCGTGGCGGCTCCGTCGTCCTCCGCGTCGTCAGCCAACGGTGCCTCGGTGGCGCCAGGCGCAGCCGGCGGCTCGGGTTTCTGTGTGGCCAGTGCCGGCGGAGCGCCCGGAGGCGGCCCCGACAGCTCTTCGCCATAGCGCAGCGATCGAAACTCGCCCGCGCTGGCGGCGCCCATGTTGAAATAGATCAGGTCGCGCTGAGCGGACTTAAGTGAATCGTCGGCCTCGCCGAAATCCCACTGCCAGCCCAGGC